GCAATGGTTGCAAACAATGCACTACAACAGTCTACTCCTTTATCTCCTGAACAAATAGAGCTTATGAAAATACTTTTGAAAATGGACCCAAGTTTGCCAAGTTTAGATATATTAAAAGAACAACTTTTTAAGGAATAGTCATGTCATTTGAAATAGCAAATCAGTTGATAGATTCGTATAGGCAATCTAATACACAACGTATTTCTTCTGCAATGGAGTCAGCATATCAAGAAGCTATGGCTCAGTATAAGTCTGAAAGTGCAGCTCGTGATGCTGCGTTAGACGTTTTAAAAACGGAGCAAAAACTATTTGCTGATTATCAAAAGGAAATGAATAAAGCCAGAACTGTACAAAGGCAGGGGAACTTTCAGCTAGCTCAAGCAGCAGCATCAGCCGCTCATAGAAATGCTATAAAAAAACAACAAGCTAAAGACCGAAAACAGTTGTTAGAGATGCAAAGAGCAGGTATTATGCTTGGAGAAGAGAGAAATGCTATAGTACATTCTAAAGATGTAAGTGAAGTCCCAATATCTAATGCAGTATCAACTGGGATTATGGAGGTTATTAATACTGTTAACAATCAAGGTGGTTCTATTAGCAGTGGTGTGTTGAGAAACGACTTGGACGCTTTTTTAACGCCATCATTGCTTCAAGAACAGACAAGTATAGAGACTTCTAATAGAAGAAAAGTAGGTCTTACAAAAAAAGGACAAAAAAAGAATGGCACTGTTAAATATAAAAAAGCTCATTTGGCTTTGTCTTTGATAGATTTGTTTAAGAATGAAACAGGAAAAGATGATAATGATCCCTTGGTGAAAGAGTTTAAAGACTATTTGTATAAAAGTTCAACAGGACCAGCGCAATCTGGTTTTTTTAAAGATGCAAAAAATATAACTCAAAACGAACTTGACAAGTTTGCAGAAGATGAAAAAAAGGCTTACCTATCAAAGGTAAAAAGAAGTTTACCTAGAACAGCAACTACAAGTAGTAGAATATCAGTACCGGATACATTTGAAGTTTCTCCTTTAGCTCGTGAATACCGTAAACTAGCAGAACCAGTGTTTCAACAGTTGCGAGAAAGTGATGTAGACAGTCCGTTTCGTTTAACAGAAGAAGAGATTGCAACATTAAATAAGGAAAGTCCTCAGGCTCTAGATGCGTATATTGCTTTAAAAGAGTACGTAATAGACAATCCGTTGGCTGTAGAGCTGAGTGAGCAACTGTTACTTGATGACTTGGCATTGCAACGTCAGCTAAATATGTATAATCAAAAGAAAAGAGTTCAAGAGTTGCAACCTCGTTTACAGGGTATTGAAGAGATAAAGGGTCGTGCCAGTGAGATTTTACAGCCTAAACAAAAGGTATCAAGAAACCAATATACTCCAGCTCAACAAAAGTTTTTTGCTACTGAACGAGAAGCAATGAAGTTGTCTTACAAAAGTGATGACGATATACGAAAGATGGGTAAGCCTGAAGAGCTGGGTTTGATGAAGTTTAAACAGACATTTGATCCCACTACAAACAGTTTTTTAGAAGGTTATTCTTTTGATAGTGTTGTAGCTGATTTGGAAGATAAGTTTCAAAAAAGCCCAGGGGATGCTTTTCGGGCATTGTCTAGTTTTTCATCGCGAGTCATGTCATTACAAAATGCTCGAGCACCTGTTATCTTTCCTGATGGACAACGTAATCAACAGTATTTACAGCAGTTAAAAAAGTTTAAAGCAGAGTAGAACAATGGCTACTGGTACAGAGATCGAAAAAAAGTTAAAAGATTTAGAAGCTAAACTTTTAGCAGGTCAAATAACTCCAACTGATTATCAAGAAAAAAGAACAAAGTTAATCAAGCAGCTAGAAGAAGCTCAAGTATTTGAGACTTCTCCTCCTTTTGAAGAGTCAACTGAAGGAGAAAGAAGAATAAGTCTCCAAGAAAAGTTAGGAGGGTATGATCCTGCTTATGGTCGTATTGAAGAATCTATAGAAGAAACAGTAAAACGTTTAGAGAAGCAAGTAGGTCGTGATTTATTTACGACTCGTGAGTATGAGGATACTATTCCTGCCAGTACTTTT